TTCTTGGCTTTAGCCGCTCTTTTACGAAGGATTTGAGCAGCACGACGAGCAGTGTCTTCTGCTTCTAACACAAAGCCAAATTGTGCAACTTCTCTGGCGTTGCCGACCTCAGATGATCGCGCTGCCATGAATTCTTCTTTGGGCGGGACGACAACCATATCCGCACCCAGCTTTTTAGCCTCACCCGGCAGCACCCGCATAGCAAACTGCATGAAATCGTTCTGATTCATGTAAGGCGGACGAGGGGCCATGTCTCGTGCACGAGAGGCGCCGCTAAACTGCTGCCCCTGTTGGAATGCTTTAGCCAACTCGTCACTCAGCAATTTCATGTCGTCATTGAGAAGAGCGCGGCTGATCTCCGGCATTGCGTCTGTCGGCAACTCTTCCAGACCCAGCTTTTGTATAAACGCCGGTCCAATTCCTTCGTCTGTTAGAACCTTGTTAATGTTCTTGCGCAGTGTCTCAAAGCTAGGTGCGCGCTGCTGTGCGGCATCCAACTGAAAAATTAAGTTTCTCTTGAACGTCCGCTGTTGGGCCTCGTCAAAAGTTTTGGAACTCGCAAGATTACTAATTAGCTCTTTATTCATGGCGCGGGCACTATCAACCATCCTCTTGCTCTCCGCGACCTGTCGGCGCAACGCTGGATGTAGTTCGGCCAAAGCATTTAAATCTATTAACGTCTCGTCTCTAGTGTTCACCAGACCAGGAAACAACGTCTTGGAGTCGAAGTTGTCTGTCTCTCCAATTGCAGCGACCAACTCGTCCAAATCCGTATGCCGTATAGATTTTCTATACCGCACACCATCTCGCACTTCTGTCGAGTCCTGCGCCTGCTTTGCTCCAAACGGGCTTACAGATCCCCTATCAAGGTCAGGAGTTAGATAGAGCGGAGTTACCTGATCATACAAACTGTCTGGGCGATCCCCAGCAGTGCTAGGGGGATTAGCGCGCATTTCCAAAAGCTCGTTTTCAAATTTCTCACTATACCTTGCCGCAGCACGGTGGTTGTGCTTTGCCCGCGCGGAATTGATAGCACTGAAAGCAAGGGCGTCTGCACGGTAGTCTTCCATCTTCTGGTCAATGTCGCTCTTACCACCGAACATGCGCTGGAAAACCCCCTGTGGCTCATCGCGTCCGGGTCGATAAGCCCGAAATCTGCCCTGCGCGTTGTTGTTCGACTGGTCCCAATAGTTCACCAACTTTCTGATCTTGTTCTCTCGTATCTCGTCGGCGTTCAAAAGATTTTGATTCGTTGCCTCAGATAGAGGCAAGGACTCATTAGGAAGTGCTCGTAGCATCGCCTCGGCTTCATCTTTGCTCCGTGCTTTGTGCAGGCCATTCTCAAGCATGAAGACAAACTGGTCCTGACGTATAGCATTGTCCATAGAGGCTCCCCTGTGAGAGCCACTATTATTAAAGAACGCATCAATGGACTGCATGGCGTTGGAGTTCAGCGTCTGCTCACTTTGAGCCACCGCTCTGGTGTCTTCGAGCATCTGATTCAAAGTTTTGTAGTTTGGATCCGCGCCAAGAATGACTTCCTGCATCCGCTGCATCGGGCCATACTCGGCTTTACCACTAATCGCCCGCTTCATCTGCTCATTGCGAGCTTCTAGAGCGAGTTGCTGATTTTGTTCCGCCATCTCTCGTGGCAGCGCCGGATTGTCTCGAATAATCTCGTCAATGCTCGGAACAGGATTGGCTTTTTCTGCCTGATCCCTGCGGTTGAACGCCTTGACCGTGTCCGTCTGAATCTCCTCAACAACCAGCGCACGAACAGGGGCGCTGGTTTTGGGATCCAATATCTCCTGAATACTGAAACGAACGTGACCAAAAAACCCCGGCAACTGATTGCCAAAGTAATCATGCGACGGCGGATCTATGTACCTGCCATCAATCTGCGCCGAATCATCAGCAAACAGCATCACACCATAGTTCTGCTGGTTGTCTACCGAGTTCCCCAGACGCTGCATGCTGCCAAAACCAGTGGGTTCCGGATCAACCGTAGCACCTCTGTACGTCATGCCCGGATTGTCGAATACAGTCTTAATCTTGTACCGTGGAGACAGAACCCCCACCACATCACGGAACTCGTCCGGGCTAATCTTCTTGCTGCCCAGAGACTTCAAGTAACCCTCAATGCCAAGAGACCGTAGCTCCGTACCCGCGCGAGGCTGACCACGCAACTTCTCCAGCAACTTTGCCGCCGTAATCCCGCCCTTCGGAATCTCAATGTTCTCCAGCGCAGCACGAAGCGGCGAATACACACCCGACTCACTAAAAGCCGAAGTACCACTGTCAGACGTGTCCTTAACCGTCGGAACAACGCCCTCGTTGTCCGGGCTGACAAACATGTCCTCTTTCTCAGACTGAACCTTCCGTGGACCGGCGTCCTCCGGCGGCGGACGATTGTCACCAATCCCACGAACAGGCTCCTCGCCCTCACTACGAA